AGCTGGGCATCGTCTATCGCGCCTTGTCCGCAGACGTCGGCACCAACTTCGGCTTGTCCCCGGCATTGATCATCCACGACGAGCTTGGGCAGGTCCGTGGTGCAAGAAGTCCCTTGTACGAAGCGCTGGAAACCGCCACCGCCGCGCAAGAGAATCCGTTGACGATTATCATCAGTACACAAGCCCCGACGGACGCCGATCTCTTATCGGTCCTCATTGATGACGCCAAGGCTGGGCATGATCCGCATACCGTGCTGCGCATTGACGCGGCGGACGCCGACGATGATCCATTCGCCGTCGCAACCATCGAAAAGGCAAATCCGGCGCTGAACGTTTTCATGAATAAAAAAGAAGTGCTCAGCATGGCGCACGACGCCAAGCGCATGCCGTCGCGAGAGTCCGAGTACCGGAATCTTATACTGAATCAAAGAGTAGAGATCAACAATCCGTTCGTGACGCAATCCGTTTGGCAAGGCTGCGGCACACCGCCTGCGCCGCTGGACGATGTCCCTGTTTATGGTGGCCTCGATTTATCCTCTGTCGCGGATTTGACGGCGCTGGTCCTGATAGGCAAAAAGGAACGCGTCTGGCAGGTGCATCCGACGTTCTGGCTTCCGGCAAAGGGTTTGCGTGAAAAGGCAAAGAAGGATCGCGTCCCGTACGATCTGTGGCGTGAAAAGGATTTTCTGGAAACCACGGAAGGCAGCACTGTCAGCTATGAATACGTCGCGCAGTGGCTCTTCCATGTTTGTGAAATCTACAATGTTAGAAAAATCGGCTTTGATCGCTGGAACATGAAGCATCTGAAACCTTGGCTGCTAAAGGCGGGCTTTTCTGAAACCAAAGCTGAAGACATCTTTGTGGAGTTTGGGCAGGGCACGCAGTCAATGTCCCCGGCTCTCAGGGATCTGGAGCAAGCCTTGAAGGCCAAGGAGCTGGCGCACGGCAATCATCCAGTGCTGGCCATGTGCGCTGCTTGCGCGGTGATTGACAGCAAGGATGACGCGAACCGTAAGCTCAGCAAGAACAAATCCACAGGACGCATCGACGGGCTGGTTGCACTCACCATGGCGATGGGCGTCGCTGGACAATACGCGGAGGAAGTGGATACTCGAACATTGATTTTCTGATGTCACAATGGGTCGTCACATATCGCATAGAGCGGGCTGACGAGTGTAGCTTCGGGGTCGCGGAATTTTTCCGTGGGACTGAAAGGGAATGTAAACGCATAGGCAGCGCCTTCGCTGGCGGCAGTTGCGACATTGTGCGTACATTGCCATGGCAGGTGGTGGTCGGACCCGCTGAGGATTGGGATCGTTTTCTACAGGAAATGAGCGAAGAGGAGCTATGACAATGTCAGGTTCTGGACTGGTGCAGTTCGTGATCAACATCATCGCACTGCTGGCGGCTGGCGGCATTTTCTTCTTGTCCATCGACAAGGTCGCGCCGGATGCGTTCTTCGCCAAGATTGCCAAGATTGCCATCGGTGCTTTGCTGTTGATTGCGCTGGTGCTGGTGCTTGCCGCCGTGTTCGGGTTGGCGGGCGGCATTAGCATATCGCCGCTGGGCGTCGTGTGGTTTGCCGTCAGCGTCATCGTGGCTGTGGTTGTGCTCTACATTATAAATTTAGTATTAGACTGGATCGCAAGCCAGATGGGCGGCGGACCGTGGGTTACGCCGGTCAAATATGTGCTCGGTGCCATCGTGCTGATTGCGCTCCTTATTGCAGCGGCCAACACGTTGTTCGGCTACCGAATCGCGACGATGGCGGAAACAACGACCATGAAAAGTGATAGACGATGACGCCGGATCCTGTTGCGCTCAGCGCCGGGTTGAACCAGAACTGTCAGCTCTTCGTCGGTGAGGATAAGATCATCTCCGTTGAAATGACAGGCTATGACATTGCCACCGCCAAGTCGGTCGAATGGTGGATGGCCAAGTCCGCTTGGTCGCTGGACGATGAACCCGGTGAAGTGATTATCAAAAAGTCGTTGACCAATGGTATTGCGGTCAGTGGCACAAAGCTGGACATTACGATTGACGCGATAGACACGGTCGGCATCAAGCCGGACCTGTACTATCACGAAGTGAAGATCGTGCTACAGGATGACAAGGTCAAGGTGGCCATGGCTGGCAACATCATGTTGCGCATGGCGCTCAACATGGAGGCAGTGCTGTGACATTACAAATCGTCGATGGGCCTGTGATTGAAGCCGGTGAGTCCCTCAGCAGTGGAGTAGACTGCAGCGCCGGAAGCATTGTGCGCATCACCATGCCATCCACAAAATGGAGCGGCGGGAATCTGACGTTCCAGATCAGCAGTGACGGCAATGGCTACAATGACCTGTACAATGCCAGAGGCGAGGAGGTCACGGTCGTCGTGCCAAAGAAAGAGCATGCCGCCATCATTGTCATCAATGAAGAATTCGTCAGGGCTGCGGCTTTCTTGAAAATAAGATCGGGGACCGGTGCGCATCCGGTCATTCAGGCAGAGCGGCAGCAGTTTGCCATCGCCATTGAGGTCATGCCATGAAAACAAAACAGCCCGAGCCGGATCCCGGCGAAAGCTACGAAGACTTCATGGATCGTTGCATGGAGAACGACGACGAGGAAACTTGTCAGATTGCATGGGACGATCGCGCCGCCAAGGGCGTGGTCCACAAGACGCATGCCGCCAAGGTTTCCGATATGGAATTCGTAATGAGTGACGAAACTCCAGATCGCATGGACGACATCATCATGTCCGATGGCTGGGAGCTTGAAAATTTCAAGCGCAATCCAATTGCCTTGTTCGGACACAAGAGTGACTTTCCGATCGGCAAGTGGACAAATTTGCGCGTGGAGGGCAAGCAGTTAAAGGGCAAGCTGGAGCTGGCACCGGCTGGCACCAGTGAACGCATTGATGAGATTCGTAAACTCATAGAAGCGGACATTCTACGCGCTGTGTCCGTGGGCTTCCGCCCGAAGGAGCATACTCAGCTCGACAGCAAGAATCCGTTCAGCGGATTGCGCTTCACGAAACAGGAACTTGTCGAGACCAGCCTCGTCAGCGTTCCGGCCAATCCCAATGCGCTGGCTATCGCGAAGTCACTAGGCGTTTCACCTGCGACGATGGAAGTTGTCTTTGCCGAGCGAGGCAGAAAGACCACTGTTCAGCGACGCGGGTTCAGCGGCAAGCAGGCCGACACTGGAAGATCGAAAAGAAAGGACACGACGATGTCGTTGTCACAACGTATTACTGACGCTGAAAAGCGTTTGACGGAAAAGAAAGACGCGTTGGCTGCTCTACTCGAGAAGGTCGATGACAGTAACGTCAGCGATGAACAGCTTGAGCAGGTCACCACCGCGAACAAGGAAATCGCTCAGGAGGAGCGGGGGCTTTCCATTCTCCGTGAATCCGAGCGGCACCTTGCTGAAACCGCTGAAGACCCGAAGCGCAGTCTGGTCGTGGCTGCACCTGCGGTCATCACGGCAAAGGCGCGTCCATTCAGCCTGCAGACCAAGAAGCTCACGCCGATTGATCTGCTCGTGCGCGCTGGCACGGTGCAACTGTTCAGTCATATCCACAAGAAGCCGATCGACGAAATTCGCCGCACGATCTACGGCGATGACGAGCCGACTCGTGCGATCGTTGATTGGGCACAGCGGGCGGCGTCCTCTGTTGCAACCACGACGCAGGTTGGCTGGGCGGCGGAATTGGTCCAGCAGATCGTCGTTGCGTTCATGGAAACGCTGATGCCGAAGTCAGTGTTCCCACGGCTCAGTGGGGCGGGCTTGTCACTCAGCTTTGGCAGGAATGGCAAGATCGTCATCCCGACGCGATCACGGACACCGACAATCGCCGGCAGCTTCGTCGGTGAAGGATTGCCGATTCCGGTTCGTCAGGGTGCCTTCACGTCACAGACGCTCACCCCGAAGAAGATGGCGGTGATCACGACGTGGACACGTGAGATCGACGAGCACAGTGTACCAGCTATCGAAGGTCTACTGCGCAATGCGATCGGTGAGGATACCGCAATCTCACTGGACGCTGTTCTGCTGGATGCAAATCCGGCAACCTTGGTACGTCCGGCTGGCATCCTGAATGGTGTGGCAGGCTTGACGCCGACGGCAGGCGGCGGGTTCAATGCGGCGGTTGGTGACATCAAAGCTCTTACGGGAGCATTGCTGACAGGCACCGCAGGCAATATCCGCAGTCCTGTGTACTTGATGAATCCGCAGCAGTTGAGCAGTCTCGGCTTGATCGCGATGCCGGGTGCGGGCGTCTTTCCCTTCCGGGCGGAAGTCGCTGCGGGCAATCTCGGTGGCTGGTCGATCATCGATGCGGGCACCGTGCCGATGGGTACGGTCATCGCAATGGACGCTGCTGACTTTGTCAGTGTCAGCGGCGATGCACCGCGCTTTGAACTCTCAGATCAAGCGACACTTCACATGGAAGATACTGCGCCGACAGACATCACCACGACCGGTACGCCACCGGTTGCGGCGTTCCCTGTCAAGTCCATGTGGCAGACGGACAGTATCGCGCTCCGACTCATCATGCCGGTCAACTGGACGATCCGTCGTCCGGGAACCGTTGCATGGGTCGCCGGAGTGACTTGGTAGTTTGCTGAACCCGCCCAATCTGGGAGTGACCGGGGAATGCAAGGAGGGTGGACCGATGATCGTAGTCACGCGTTAGGTCCATCCTCCATCCTCTTTTGAACAGGAGAAACTCGATGGCTGAAGTTGATCAAGCTGCCCATGCAAAGGCAGCGCAGGAAGCCGACAAGAAGCGCCAAGAAGAGGCGCGGAAGAAAGTCAAGGAAGATCGCGAAGCCCGTGAAAAGTCTTCGCGTGAAATGTCTTCTGCAGACGTGAAGCCAACTCCGACGCAGGAAGAAAATGATCTTGCGGCGAGCGGCGTTCACGTGCCGGAGCATGAACCCGACGGCAGTGAAGAGCAGAATGTTGGTGGCGCTCAAGCGAAGGAGTCGAAGCCAACTGCTACACCTTCACCGCGCGCTGGCTATGCCACGCGTGCTTCGGAGCCGAAAACCGGTTAACCAAGGGTGTCCCCAACTCTAGGCCGGTTGCGTGGTCGGGCAGGACGAAAAGCAGGATTTACTCATTCGCATGGGTATTGCAAACTCTTGACTTGATATCTGTCCGACCACGTTTAAAACGGGAATGTAGATGACCATCAGGGATTTAGTGGCGCGCGTTGGGCGCAGTATTGTCAAGGCGGCGGAGGGACAACCTCGGCCCGGTCCTTGGCTGCTGCCTGTGAGCGGCGGCTGGCTACCGGCCAACGTCGGCAGCAGCATGAACTGGTGGCAGAACGGTTACGACATTGAAACCGGTTCGCCAAGTGCGATGGTGGAAGCCTGCATCAGCAGCTATAGCCAGACGACGGCGATGTGCCCCGGTGACCATTGGCTTAGCGACAAGGATGAAAAGGGTGGACGCGAGCGTATAGCTACAAGCG